AACAATAAGGCAATACAAGTTTAACTTTAATAAATATTAAAAATGTTTATAGAATGAGGATCAGTAATAGCTAACGGTATAATCATGCTCTTAGGAGCGGGTGGTATTGGCTGGCTTGTTACTGCTAAAGAGGATAAAAAACAAAAACAGCTTGAAAATCAACAAAAAGAAGCTGAACTTAACGCATATAAAAGAGATGAAGTATTGCAAGATTGAAAAGATATTGCGGCTGAAAGGAAGGCGAGAGCTGATGAACTCGCTGCAGAATTAAAAGAGCATGAACGTAGAGAAGACGAAAAAGATGCAATCATTTCTGATTTAAAAGCGCAACTCGATAAGAAAAATACTTATTGTGCTGTAACAGAACTAATGCGTTGCGAAGAGCTCTCTTGCCCCAATCGTAAACCGCCGTTTGGAATGAAAGAAACTAAACTTTCAGATAGTTTCGAATAAAATATGTTAATATGCCTGTCTTACAAGGAATTGAGGAAAAATATTGAGGTAAATATAAAATAGATAAAGAAAACGACACTACTGTCTATTCCGATGATGAACATGTATATATAGATAAAAATGACAATAGCAGGTTTGTTTCCGTAACAAGTCTAATAGGAAAATACACACAAGAATTTGACGAGGATTTCTGAACATCCTATAAAGCATTAGAAGCTTTAATGGATTCTGAAATTTTTTCAATAGTTAAAAAAACACTTTTAGCTACAAAAAAATTCAGTGAAAAATTTCTCACTAAATTCAATATCGATGTGGATCTTTTCTATGAAAAGAAGGAGGAAATAAAAGCCGAATATGAAAGAAAGAGAAATGAATCCTGTGAGAGAGGAACAGCAATTCATGCAATGCTAGAAAATTCTTTTTATAATCGCAATACATTTAATTTTGATAAATATGGATTTGCTGATTTGGCAGGAAACTTCGATTGTAAAAAGAATTATTATAAACTTGATCTTGAAAATGGTGTATATCCGGAATTTTTAATTTCTCTAACATCTAGAGATGGCATTTTAAAAGTTGCTGGACAAATTGATTTATTAGTAAAACGTGGAAATGATATTTGAATTATAGATTGAAAATCTAATAATAAAATAGAAAAGACTAGTTTTTATAATAAATCTACTAAACAATACACCATGATGAAATATCCATTGAATAATTTAATGGATACGAATTTTTGACATTATTCTTTGCAGCTTTCTACTTATGCATATTTACTACAACAGATTAATCCTGATTTTAATATAAAAGGATTAAAACTTGTACATATAGATCACGAAGGTAATCAACATGAATATGATGTAGAATATTTAAAAGAAGATGTTGAAAGAATGCTAAAGCATTTTAAAAAGAAATTAAAATTAGAAACAGAATATAAAAAATTAAAACCAGTAATTTCTTAATATGACTGCTGAAGAGAGAATGAAAATATGTAGAGAATGTCCACTTTATGAAGTGCAGTCTTCCGGACCTGTTTGTAACAAAAGTAAATATATTAATAAAGACAAGCAGACTTCATTTTTGCCAAAAGCTGGATATGTGAAGGGATGTGGATGTAAACTTGTTTATAAAACAGCCAATCCTAAAGCTCATTGTGTGGTTGGATTATGATAAAAAATATTTTTATAGGATGATATAGAAGGCTCTTTAAGCCTATTACTGAAGAGGAGCAAAAAAGACTTGATATCTGTAATCAATGCGCAGATAAAATAAAACTTGGAAAAGAATATATTTGTAAGCATTGTGGATGTCCAATTAAAAGTAAGGTAAGAGCAAAAGATGAGAAATGTTTAATAGAAAAATGATAATATGGAAAATGTAGCAGAAACTATACTTAAGAAAAATACACAGAACATAAATAATAAAGACGTAGATATAATACCTTGTAATACTAATGTTGTATTAGAATTCTATGAAGAAAATCCATATAGATTAGTAGAAGTATCTGATAACGGATTGATTCTTGGAATTGAAAGTACAAAAAGATACAAATCTAATGAAACTGGAGAAATGGAGGATTCAGAAGAGTATATAGCTTGTGCAAAAGTTATAGCAGTTGGTCCAGCATGTAGAAATGTTCAAGTTGGAGAAGACGTTTTTGCAGTAAAGCACATTGCCAATCCATTACCTTTTAGGAAAAAAGGATACAGGGTAATTAATGAGGAAAATATAATATGTAGACTTAAAGAAAATGATTAATGAAGAATTAAAGACTTTTTTTAATCCTGGCGATACTGTAAAGGTTAGGCATGCTAATCTTGAGAATGTTCCAGTTATGTATGTACTTGAAAAAGTTACACGATCTATTACAAATAAAGACAACGGTTCCTATGAGAATATTTTTGTAGGAATTAAATGCAGATGATTTGATAAAAACAGCTGTTTAAGAGAAGCTGTTTTTTCAACTAAAGACTTAATACATGTACAATAATGAATAACGAAGAGTTGGCAATTCAGACTTTTAGTATTGTTCCAGAAATATATCAACAAATATTTACAGAAGCTGGTGCAAAATTTCCGGATGATTTAGTGACTGCGATTAAAGAGGACCCTAATCAAGCAACACAACTTTTAGAAAGTGACAAACAATTAAAAAATGCTGTGATAAAAGCATTTGATTCTAATAAAGAGGTTATTCTTGGAGCAGTACAAGAAATGCAACAAAACACTGGAATGTTCAAAAAAGGTGGAAAGTTATATTATGGGTTAAAGAGATTCCAGGAAGGCGGCAATCTTCAGGGAGAAGTAAAGCCTAAAGGAATTAAGGGATTATTATTCGAAGCAACTAAATATCCACGTTTAGATAAACAACCTGGATATGTTTCTGAATATGTAAACGCTCCAGGGGATACCATTACAACAGTAGGTGGCAGATGGACAAGTTGGCAAAGAAGAACAAATCCTAAAGGTAAAACAACTTATCAAATTTCAGTAGGTTCTGTACCATACGAAAGAACTACCGATCCAGAAGCGATTCAGATGCTGGAAAACGTTCACAATAGGTTTGTGTATCCTACAAAACAACAGGAAGGTGGCCAACTTATACAAAAGAAAACTACAATAATTGGACCATCATACGGACAAAAATTTTTGGGAGTAAAAAGACCATTTATAAGTCAAACTGTGTCTTATTTACCACAAGGTAATGATACAACTTATACTTCAAATGGGTTAGAAAATTTTAATCCCACCCTTAATGACGATGTTACAAAGGTTAAGTATAAAACTTTACCCCAGGCAATTAAAAATGCATTGGGAGACATTATAAATGCGGATTATTCAGAATATAATAATGGAACAACAAGTCCCGTTTCTGCCTATTTAAAAACAATTGATACAAAATATAAAAAATAAATGCAATTCTTTATATTTAATAATGCAGATAATACTTTAGAAATAGATGAATATAGTATATTACTAGTGAAAGAGTTTAAAGATTTATGAGATAAAGAACGTAATAAATGTAAGGAAGATAAAACTGGAAAATTAAGATTAAGAGCTTATAAAGAACTAACTTATATATATCTTGTTCTTGATTTTAAATCACCCTATTTTCAGTATAAAGAAGGAGAAAAACATATTGCTGCCATGGCAGATTCTGAAATGACAGAAGATATGTTAAAAGACGAAGTTTTTCTTGCTGCATTTAGAAAATATAAAGAAATACAAGATTCTGATCCTATTCTTTCACTAATAAAAACTGCATACAATACTTTGTTTAAACTTCAAATCTTTTTAGATAATATAGATTTTGAAGAAGATGTAGATGCCGATGGCAGACTTTTGTACAAGCCAAAGGAAATTTTTGATAGCCTTGCAAGTATCTCTAAAATGAGAACTCAACTACAAGAATTGGAAATAACACATAAAAAGAATCTCGCTGCTGCAAGTAAAGTTAGGGGTGATTCTGAGTTAGGATTATACGATAATTAATATGGCTAGCAAAATGGAAAATCCTCTTGAAAAAAGATTAAGAGAGGAAAAGTCGATTTCTTTTAGTGAAAGATGAGAGGAAGAATTAAAACAGCAATTATTTGCGGAAGATAATACTGTAAAGGAAGAAGACATAGAAGACTTTCTTTTATCGAAAACTTCTATACATAAAGAAAGACCGGGAGAAGAGTGGGATGTCCCGATTACAGAGGAAATTAAATACTTTGATCCGGAACTTTCTTATGAATTAACTGGTTATAGACCAATTACAATGGATAAAGGGTTGGATTTTGATCCAGAACCATTTAGAGAATTGGCTTTATTATATAATAAAACCGGAAAATATACAGAATATCCAAAGGGCTGTAAACCATATAATGATTTTTGGAATGATGTATTTGATAAATGTAATAATGGTGTTACAATAGGAAAATACAGACTTACTGGTGACAATTGATTCTTTTTAAATTTTTA